AAACGCAACGTTGTGAACGAGACGGATGTACTGTTCAAGACCCGTGGTAGTCAGTGTACCGATTGCGGCGGCGTAGGGCGTTATACAGCCCGCAAGAAGGACGGAACACTAGGTAAGGCTATCAGAATCTGTAAGCCCTGTCAGGGAGCCGGTGTGCGCTATACATCGACTGGTCAGGTTGCGGGGTTCAAGCTGGTTCCTCGTGACCCCTATGATGTGGCTGCCGCAGGATTCAAGACAGATAAAGAAACCCTAGAAAGTATGTTCACATCCCTGAGAGGAGAAGCTCGTGAATTTGCAGAAGCTTACATTAGATACAGTGCGGTTCGCACCTACCTTCGTTCGTTTGTCGAGGGTATGGAAAACAACATGGATGGCGAGGGTTTTATACACACAGAATTTATGCAGTGTGTTACGGCGACGGGTCGCCTTTCGAGCCGCAATCCTAACTTTCAGAATATGCCACGAGGCACTACCTTCATTATACGGCGGGCTGTTGAAAGCAGGTTCGAGGATGGTTCGATACTCGAAGGGGATTATGCCCAGCTAGAGTTTAGGGTAGCTGGTTTCCTTGCAGATGATGAGGGTATCAAGACTGATGTGGATGCTGGTACAGATGTGCATAGCTATACTGCCAGTGTCATAGGGTGTTCGCGGCAAGATGCCAAGGCTCACACATTCAAACCTTTGTACGGTGGTGTGTCGGGTACGGATGACCAGAAACGATATTACAATGCGTTCAAGGAAAAGTATAACAATGTTACCAAGTGGCATGAACACCTGCAGAAACATGCGGTAACCAAGAAATACATCCAGCTTCCATCTGGCAGGCAGTATGCTTTTCCTCATGCTAAGTGGACAGACTGGGGTGCAGCAACAGACCGCACCGCAATCTGTAACTATCCGGTTCAAGGGTTTGCAACTGCTGACCTGCTACCTATGTCCTTGATTATGCTAGACAAACGAGTTCGCGAACTAAACCTGCGTTCTGTAATTTGCAACACGGTTCACGACTCTATCGTGATGGATGTCTATCCCGGAGAAGAAAAAAAATGTATTGACGTGATGGCTGAATGTATGCTAGCTATCCCGTTGGAATCAAAGAATAGGTATGGGATTACCTATGATATGCCAGTTGGTATCGAATTAAAAATGGGTAAAAACTGGCTTGACTTGGAAGAGGTATTAACTGTATAATCCCTTTACGCTTAACACTCATAGAAAAGGAATCTACGATTATGAGTAACGAACTTGAAATGTTAAATGATGAAATGAACACCTTCCTGACTGCGTTTGAGTCAGGCAATGAAGAAGCACTCATGGAGATGAGTGGGCAGGCTGACCCGAACAACAAGCCTAAGATGGGTTTGCCTAGATTGAATATCAATTACGACGCAGAAACAGATGATGGCACATTGCTGCGGCGCGGTGCATGGCGCATCTGGAATGGTTCAGCCCCTGTCTACTCAGACAAGGTACAAATCCGTCCCTTGCTGCGAACCTTTGAGTGGTCTGTATGGGACCAAGAGGAAGGCAAGTTCTCCTGTAAGTCTGTGCAGAAGCGCAAGCTAGCTGGTGACTTCCCTGATACATTGGGTGGCAACAAGTGTGGTCGTCTATCACGTCAAGAAGAAGAGGCACTAGGTCAAGACGACCCTCGTGTGTTGTTGAGCCGTTCGGTTAGCTGTAATCAGGTAATCTACGGAATCATCGACGCACCTGATGCGCTGTATGCAGATGGTACTGCTGCACCGATTGAACAGATGCCATTCATGGCGTACTTCAAGCGTTCGGGATACCGTCCTGTGAACGACTTCATCCAGAAGCAGCTTACAGACCGTAAGATTCTGATGCACAAGGCTCTGATTGAGTTCACAACAGAGAAGCAGAAGAATGGTGGTGTAATCTACTGGACACCAAAGCTTTCACTCGTGAAAGAGGTGTCGGATACAGATGGTGACAAAGCCTTGATGAAAGACTTTGCTGATACTGTCAACGCACACAATGAGTCTGTGTTCGCTGAATACAAGAATGCTCAAAAGGCAACAGCATCATCAGCAGACATTGATTTGTCAGAGCGTTTGGCTGGCTAATCATGTTACAACTCGTAGAAGTCCAAGACTTTCTACAGAAAGCGGGGCGGGGAGAGATTGACTCTTCTCGCCTCGAACATCTGATAGAACAGTTTGGTGAGGATTGCAAAGCCGCTATGCGTAAGCAGTTCTCTAGCAGGGGAGATTATCGGGTTCGTATGTCCGGTGTTGGTCGCCCCCTATGTCAACAACAACTTGAGAAGCAGGGTAACAAACAAGACGTTGCCTACAATGATATCGTGCGGTTCGCAACCGGTGACCTCTTGGAAGCGTTCGCCATCCTTGTGATGCGTGGTGCTGGCTTGGATGTCGTTGCGGAACAGAAGAAGTGTTCCCTCGAACTGGGCGGGCAGACTGTTAACGGAACCCTAGATATCATCCTGAATGTTGACGGCGAAGAAGAAGTCTGGGATATCAAGACAGCTAGCCCTTGGTCGTTCGACAACAAGTTCTCTGGGCGTGGTGGTTATGATGTCATCAAAGAGGATGACCCCTTCGGTTACGTTATGCAGGGACACTTGTATGGTGAGTCGGAAGGTAAGCGGTTCGGGGGATGGATTGTAATCAACAAATCCACAGGTGAGTGGGATTTCGTAGAGGCACCCCGCGAACAGTCTGAAGACCGGAAGGCATACCTTGAGGATGCGAACAAGCGTGTCGAGGCTATTGTCAATGACGCACCGTTCAAAATACCGTTCCAGTCTGTTCCTGAGACAGTCACAATAGACAGGCAGAAAACAGAGACAGGTAATCGCTTGATGCCTAAGACCTGTACCTTCTGTTCCTTCAAGACAAAGTGCTGGAAGAATGCGGAACTAGCCCCGAAGATAACATCTAAGGCACGGTTCAAGCCTCACGTCTGGTACACAAAGCTTGTCAAGCGGGAACTAGACTGATGCCTGTCCTGTACACACGAGAGTACCCCCACGAACTGTTCGACTTGAATCCGCAGCTTTACTGTGTGTTCGTAGAGTCACATGAACGTCGTGGGGGTGGACGTTCTACTGTACGGGTTCGTGGCTTGGAAACATCTATGTCTTTGACTTTACGAGACAATTTCTCAGCCGACGGTTCTTTGAAGTCAGATACAGAAGTACGAGATATAAAACTTATCGAAGAGGAGTTTCAGAACATTGTCCATCACTTGCGACAGGGGTTGGTAGTATGTCTGCCGACAATGGAAATCTCAAAAGAAATATCGCAGCTAGAAAGACGGTCCCCAAAAGTAGGACTGTATCTGTTAAAAAGGCTAGAAGGGGTGAAGGCGGCATTTCCGCTGCTAGGATTATGAGAAAAACACGTTATAGGTCACAGTTCGAGATTAACCTTGCTAGGTCGTTAGCCGACAAGAAAGTTAACTTCGAGTACGAGCAGGCAAAGCTGCAGTACATTCCCAAGCCGCGAACATATACGCCCGACTTCTATCTTCCTGAACAGGATATCTACATAGAAGCCAAGGGGCATCTGGATAAGGGGGACAGGGTGAAGATGCAGCTAATCAAGCAGCAGTACCCTGACTTGGATATCAGGTTTGTATTTGTCAGAGCCACGAACAAGATTTACAGGGGTAGCAAGACTAGCTATGCTGACTGGGCAAATCGTTATGGTTTCCCGTGGGCTGAAGGTAGTGTACCAGAGGAGTGGTTAAAAGATGGCGGATGATAAGGATTATGAGATTACAAGTTTGTTGCCTGATAGATGGTATGTTATCTTGAAACGAACAGAAGAAGACTCTTTTAGAATGAGTGCCTATGACACAACCCCCATGCCTGACGACGACGATGACTTTATGGATGCGGGGTTCGTGGCACAACAAGGAATCATCGAACTATTAGAGAATGATTTCGATAGGCTAATACAGGCAGGGCTTGCCCGCATCTCCTTCTTGGAAATGAAAGAGACAATCATGGTTGAGTTAGAAGAAGAGGGCGTGGAGCTAGAGTCTCGTGACCGTGTAACAGGCCGTGATGAAAACGTAGTTAAAGTTGATTTTGGAACGAAGCAATGAAATTAAATGATTATCAAACAAGCGCAGAGTCTACTGCTGTTTATCCAGATGAGTTCGCAATCATGTACCCCACACTGGGTTTAACTGGCGAGGCTGGTGAAGTAGCAGATAAGGTAAAGAAGATATATCGGGACGGAACCCCTTCCCTGTTTTACAAGAATGACATTGCAAAGGAGTTAGGGGATGTGTTATGGTACGTTGCAGTTTTAGCACGAGACTTAGGCTACAGCCTAGAAGAAGTCGCGCAGATGAACCTAGACAAACTAGAGGACCGCAAGAACCGCAACATGTTGCAGGGCAGCGGGGACGACAGATGAGACACGAAGCTTACATGAAGCACATGGAAGACGATAACGAACAGGCTGGTAAGATGGCCTATGGTGGGGTGGACATGGTAAACAGTCCCCCTCACTACAACAATGCTGGGATTGAGTGCATAGAAGCTATCGAAGCTGCCTTGACCCCAGAAGAGTTTAGGGGTTACTGTAAGGGTAACAATCTAAAGTACACATGGCGGGAACGCTACAAAAATAAAACAGAAGACCTAGAGAAAGCCGCTTGGTATCTCGACAGGTTATTAAATGTTCAAGGAGACAGATGATGAACAACCAACTACCCACCGCATACCAGCAATTCATTCACAAGTCACGCTATGCTCGCTGGCTAGATTCAGAGAATCGCCGTGAGAACTGGGACGAGACTGTAGAACGCTACCTTGATTTTATGAAGGAACAGACAGAAGGTAAGATTTCTGACGGTATCTTCAACGAGATTCGTGAAGGAATCCTGTCACTACAGGTCATGCCCTCTATGAGAGCTATGATGACTGCAGGCACAGCCCTTTCTCGCGATAATGTTGCAGGGTACAATTGTAGCTACATCCCAGTGGACAGCCCTCGTTCGTTCGATGAGTGCATGTATATTTTGATGTGTGGGACAGGTGTCGGGTTCTCTGTTGAAAGAGAGAATGTAGAGAAGCTGCCTACTATTAGTGATAACTTTCACGATACGGATACTGTGATTAAAGTAGGCGACAGCAAGCCCGGATGGGCAAAGTCACTTCGCGAACTGATTGCGCTTCTGTATGCAGGTCAGGTTCCTTCGTGGGATATGTCTGCGGTTCGCGCAGCAGGAGAGCGTTTGAAAGTGATGGGCGGTCGTGCCAGTGGTCCACAACCCCTGACAGAACTGTTCGAGTTTACTGTCGATACCTTCAAGAAGGCTCGTGGTCGCAAGCTGTTTCCTATTGAATGCCATGACCTGATGTGTAAGATTGGTGAGATTGTGGTAGTTGGCGGTGTTCGCCGCTCTGCTTTGATTAGCCTATCTAACCTGAACGATGACCAGATGGCTCATGCCAAGTCAGGCATGTGGTGGGAGAACGAGGGACAACGTGCTTTAGCGAACAATTCTGTCGCATACAAGACAAAGCCTGAGATGGGTACGTTCATGCGAGAGTGGCTGGCTCTATACGAAAGCAAGTCAGGTGAGCGTGGTATGTTCAATCGTGAAGCTGCAGACAAACATGTGGCTCGTAATGGTCGCCGGGAAACAGGATACATGTGGGGAACTAACCCTTGTTCCGAAATCATCTTGCGTCCCTATCAGTTTTGCAACCTGTCAGAGTGCGTGGTTCGTGAATCAGACAGCCTAGACAGCCTCAAGGCGAAGGTTCGTTTGGCAACTATTCTTGGAACCCTTCAGTCTACCCTGATTGATTTTAAATATTTGAGGAAGGTATGGAAAGACAACACAGAAGAAGAGCGTTTATTAGGTGTATCCTTGACTGGTATCATGGACCATCCCGTTTTATCCAAAAATGTAGACAGCAAATTGTGGCTGCAACAAATGCGTCAAGTCGCCGTAGACACAAACAAGAAGTTTGCGAACATGCTTGGAATCCCAGTGAGCAGTGCAATCACCTGTGTAAAGCCGTCGGGTACTGTGTCACAACTGGTGGACGCAGCAAGCGGGATACATGCAAGGCACAACGACTACTTCATCAGAACCGTTCGCGGCGATAACAAAGACCCGTTGACACAGTTCCTTGTGGATAGTGGTGTCCCTGCAGAGCGTGACGTAATGAAGCCAGAGTCTACCACTGTCTTTAGCTTTCCTATGAAATCACCAGAGGGTGCAGTTACGCGAACCCAAACGACTGCTATTGAGCAGCTAGAACTCTGGAAGACATATGCCCTGCATTGGTGCGAACACAAACCATCTGTAACCATCAGCGTCAAAGAAGACGAGTGGATGGCTGTAGGTTCGTGGGTCTACGAGAACTTTGACGTTGCGTCTGGTGTATCGTTCCTTCCTCACAGTGACCACACATACCAGCAGGCTCCTTATCAGGACATTGAACCTGACGAATACTTGGAGTGGAAGCAACGGTTCGAGGTGGTTAACATCGACTGGCAGAAGCTGTCTGAGTTCGAGAAGGAAGACAACACCAGTGGTTCGCGGGAACTTGCCTGTACTGCAGGTGTGTGTGAAGTCGTGGACTTGAACGCAGCATGAATTGCTGGCACTGTCAAACAGAACTCATTTGGGGTGGAGACATCGACATAGAGTCGGAAGAATTTGTGATGGAAACAAATTTGTCTTGCCCCAACTGTGACTCTATGGTATTTGTATACTTGCCACGAACAGAGGGAGATGGTGATGAATAGTATGGAACCACAGGTATGTGACCGCAAGAAGTTTGATATTGACTTATCTTACGGTAAGGTTCGCGAACAGCAGGTTGCTGATATGTTAACCAACAAGAAGATTGAGGTAAAGTCTGAGCGAGGTATGTGGATGCGTACTGGGAACATCGCTATTGAGTACGAATCATACGGCAAGCCCAGTGGCATCGAAGCAACAGAAGCAGACTACTGGTTCCACAATCTGTGCATAGGGGATGAGACTTTTGCAACCCTTGTGTTTGACGTACCATCCCTCAAACGAATCATAGACAACCTAGATTACAAAAAATCCGTGAGCGGCGGAGACAACAACGCATCACGGATGTACCTTCTGAATCTACAGAAGTTGTTTTCAACAGATGTAATTAAGGCGTATAAAGATGAGCAACAAGCATCCTAAAGCTGAACTGTTCAAGTTCACGGCACACATGAACGACAAGGGCAATATAGAGTTGGACATGGACTCTGTAGACCCTGAACAGTTTGCCCGCCTAATGGAAAAAGACCTGCCTACGTATGAAGGAACCTTCAAGGTAGCAAGTCTTTTGCGTTATTTAAAATCAGTGGGGAACGAGATGATGGATAAGTCTAGCAGATATATCTAGTGCTTTTCCTGAACCTTGAACTTGGCACGTAAACTAGACCCCTTGTGACGCTTATAGCCGTCCTTGGGGTTTTTCATTAGCTGATACCCACTACCCTTTTTCATCCAGTGATAGCCTCGTGGGGCTAGAACTGTTTTATTCTTAATAGCCATTCTTCTTGGTCTTTCCACCGTAGGACATCATAGGCATACCCATAGCTGGCTGGATGCCCTTTTGTTCGCGGGGTGCCATTGGGTTCATGCTGGTTTGCATCTTGTTTTCAGATGCCATTGGGCTGCGAACCATTGAGCCATAAGCGTAGCCCTTGGTCTTGCCGCCACGAGCCATGTAACCCATCTTGTTTCGAACAGGCTTGGGAAGTTTGGAAAGTCCCTTATTGTTCTTGGGTATCGGTTTCATCTGTAGTCTCCTCATCAAACGGATTAATATCTAGGTATTTTCGAACAGTAGCTTCTTGACCTGTTCGCAAAGCGTGGGTAACCATAAAAGTCTGCAACATCTCGTCAAATGTATCCAACTCCTCTCTGGTAACTAGTTTTGGAAAGTTTAATACTTTGTCCATAATTCTTGCTGAATCTTTATTGTCTAATGCCATAAACAATGTCTCAGCATTCATTTCCTGCATGATACGTATGGCTACTTCTGAGCCGACATACAAAGGGCTGACCATACCACGTGCAATGTTGTAGGCCCTACTCAAAGCTTCTTGCGTGGATAGACCTTTAGTGCCACCGCTTAGAACTAACTCTCTGGCAGCTTCAATGTGTAGGTACGATGCTATAGAATCTATATAGTCTATGTGTTCTTGGTCAAACATAGATAGCATGTTCTGACGTACTTCTGTACGATTTAAGGTCTCTAGAAGCGCACCTGTGTTGGTCAACGTCTTTGCAGCGTATTCTGTACCATCGAATGCTTTTTCAACGGCTTGCGGGGAGACGCTGTAACCACCCCTAGCCAACAAGCCTTGGAATGTAAGAGCCTTCACACCTTCATCAAAAAGCTTTTCTGCTTCTGTAGCTTCTATACCTTGCTCTTTAGAGTAATTTATAAATACATCTCTCAATACGTCTATATCTTCCCCAACACCGTCAATGTATTTTTCGAAGAACTGCTGTCCATCGTTTACGTTTGATAGAACTTTAAGATTGACCATAGCATTGCCACGTTTTACAGACGCTTCTTCTTCGGCGTTTTTTACACGGCGTAGTGTTTGACTTGCACGGGTTTGAAAAGATTTGAATGCTTTTGCTAGTTGCGTTCCTTTTTCTAAGTCAGCCAATTGGAACTGTTCAAATCTATACAGGCTTGTCATATCAGCTAAAGGAACCTCTTTGGCAACGCCACCTTGCGTAACTGCAACTGTAGTAGCGTCATTTAAAGTCGCTATATCCTCTGACCTTGCAAAGTTGTAAGTTTCTTCGGGTTGAATCCGCGAACCAATACGCTCTTTGCGAACAGCTTTAATGTAGTCATCGAACCAGCGTCCTTGAATACTTTCTGTAATTGCACGACGTAGTAGATTAAATGCTTGTAAAGAGTCGGGGTCGTCTAGATTAAAGACTAGCTTTCCATTAACAGGGTCTGCAAACGCCTGTGCTGTCTCTGTGACAGCCCTTTTCAGTTCGTCTATAACTTGCTCTTTGTTGCGAGGTTGTTTTCTCATAAGTGTATCCATAGGATTAAGGACATCATCAAAGAGATTGTCTGGACCGAAGCTCCTATAGTAATGCAAGGTAGGCGCATCATCTGTAACAGCTTTCTTTTCACCACCCTTGCGAGATTGCTTTAGCTTGTAGAAAGTTCCGCCTTCACGCTGGGTATCTCCAACAGCGGCAGCGTATTCTTCGCGAGCATCTAGTAGTTTTTCGTATCCTTCTTTATCTGCCTGCTCAATAAGGTTGTCCAACTTGTTCGCAAACTCTTTGAACCGCCCGCCAACTGCAGGGTTGCTGTTCTTAACCTTGTAGCCGTAATCTCTAAAGGCACGGCGCATCACGTCAGCTTCAGTCAAGGTTACATTAGCAAAAATGTTGAGTTCACCAGTTGCGTGTGCAGCTAGGGCAAAATCTACATTGCTCATGGTAGCAACGATGTTTTCAGGTAACCCTGCTTCAACAAGTTTTGCTTCCAAGAATGTTTTGTAGTCTGGGTCAATAGCATCGAATGCTTTATTTGCCATGCTGTTGAATACTTGCTGCGCCCGTTTGCCTACAGGAGAACTAAAGAAGTATCCATCCCGACCAAACATTTGCGTAATATCACTTTCTCCAGCAATAGACATCATGTCTTCTACGGCTTCGGAAATATCTATTCCGGGGCGGTCAGTTTCTTCTATGAACTTGTTTAAGCGAGCATAGGCCGCATCTCCACGGGCTGTTAGCTGATTCAGCCGTGCGTATGCCAAGTCCTCTAGCATCCTAGTCAAAGCACCTCTATGCCGGAGTCGGTTGTTTCTCAAGTTTTTTATGTGGTCTAACCTGCGCTCAGTTCCTTTTGCCCAAGCCCTGTTTACTTCCTTTAGAGCCTGCTCTTCGTCTATGACTTCGCCCAGTTCTGATTTCAAAGCAATCTTCATGTCACGAAGGTCGTTGATAAAGTTTTCATCTACGCCTTCTAGGATGTCAGCAGATGCAGCTTCAATAAACTCGTCTAAGTTCGCATCAATATTTTTTAAGTCGCGAGTTATTAATGACTCTTGCTCCATGAGCATGTTTTGCATACCGCTCATCATACGTTTGATGGGGGCTTTGTTTCCGACTTCTGGGAACTGAGAGACGTAGTTTGCGAACGCATCCAGTGCAACTTTAGTCTGTTCTATTTGCCGTTGTTGCTGTGCAGTAGCATCAAACAATGAGTTCAGGCCCTTTTTATTTATTGTCTTCAAAGACAGCGTTCCATCAGCCCTTGCAGCAGCAGTCAGGGATATTCCAGCCGCCTGTCCCAAGCTCATGTTAAATAGTTTTTCAGCTTGCAACCTAGAAGCTTCATCAGGAAATCCCCGAAGAATGTTTTCCTTTAGTTCATCTACACGTTCAATTGCTGCGAACAGTCGTTCCCTATTTTCAGGAGTTAATTCCTGAACCTGCCTAACGGTTCGAGCCATTGCCGCCCGTTCACCCATAGTCATATTTCTACCGTTCGCGGGGTTAAACACTAGGCGTTCGTAATCATTAACGGTTGTGTCTCCAAGCGGTATTGCTTTGTTGGCTATACGGCCTACGAGAGTTACCTGAGTACCTAGCATTTCAGGAACCACTCTGAGTGCCGTTCTTCCGGTAAAACCTGCAACAGCAGTCGTTGCACCAGCAACCTTCTTGCCTAAATACTTAGTTCCTTTTGTCAAACCCAAAGACATGCCTAGAAACCCGACTGCTTCTGCTGCACCGGGGTCCATAACTTCTCCCAAGTATTCACGGGCATAGTATTGGCCTAGAGAAGTTACAAGAGCATCCGTAGCCCCTGCTGTTAAATATGGTGTCGCTTTACCTGATAAGTAGGCACGGTTCTTTAGCCGTTGTATGTTATCCCTGTTCGACAACTCAAGCTTGTAGGACGCTGTATTTTCAAGCCCGTCAAGACGCATCTTGGCAAGCTTCTCATTAGATTTTTGAATTGCTCTGGTGGCGTTACTAAGTTGGTCAGAAACAGTTTCTTGAGCAATACCCACCTGCAATAGTTTATTGTTTAATTTGACGCGGGTGTCTCTTTCCTTCAACACGCGAACAACATCGTTATAAGACAGATTTTCGAGTGTCTTATCAGCGGTTATCATCTTCTTTAGCTTGGCAAGTTCTTGCTTACTACGAGACGCTTTAGACGCACTAAAGAATCCGCCAGTTGCTATGTTTTCAGTTATTATAAGCCCTACCTGTGCTACCTCTGGCATTTCATTAAATGCAAGGTCCATAAGCTGGTAAGCAGTGTCCTCATCGAAGTGTACTTTTGGAACCTCTTCACCGCCTACTGTGTCAAAAGCAAGGGCTTTGTACTGGTCCTCTGTGAGTGTCCCAGCCTCGAACCGTTCTTTGGCAATCCGATTTACTTCGTTGTTAAAGTGCATAGCCAAGGTGGGACCTGACAATACAGTGTCTACACCTTCTAGATATTTCTGCCTACGTTCTTCTCTTTGTGTGCGACGAGACTCCCATGCTTCGGAGAAACTCAAACCCTTACCCTTTGCAGGTTCGTCAGGTAGCTTCGTAAACTTTGTTCCGGCTGGTAGTGTGTCGTCTAACGCCTCTAAAACACCATATGCCTCCGTCAGTAGCGTCCCAATACCCGGAATGCCGCGTCCCTGTTCGGCTACCCGCTGTGCAAGGTTTTGCATAAAATCACCAGAGATGTAGTTATCAACAATAATCTGACGAACATTGCGGTCTGGTATGGTTTGCTTCAACATGCTGTTCACGGCTATGCGGCCTTCAGCATAGTTCGTGGCTAGGTCGATTTCATCAGGGTTCGTAATTGACGGTGGAATAACAACCTTGGTAGCCGACGGGTCTGTGAACATAATAGAAGGTTCGTCAGGTGCAGCGTCAGCTTGTGGCTTGCCGTACTGGGCAACCTGCCCCTTTAACAGCATCCGTTCTTTTTGATTAGATTGTATGATGCCAAGAACTTGAGGACGGTATGTTTTGTTTCCTAAAACTACAGTTTCGCCTGCCTGTAACTTTTCTATAACAGAGTTATAAGTCATAGGCTCTGTCATTTCAGCACGTCGTTCTACTTCTTGCTCAACTGCAGGCTTTAGTTCTTTGGTCTGTGTTCGAATATAAGGCGGTCTAGCCATCAAATCTACGCGAGTTTTGGTTTCCTCAACGTTTGCTTTTGGCTGGGGGGTTACTGGAGCAATGGATATTCTAGGTATACCATCTTTAGTTGGCAAGTCCTCGACTGTTTTCGCAGACTTTTCTTCTTGAGACAATGCCTGTGTAGCTACCTCTGCTTCAGTAAGAGATGTCTTTGATTGTTCGAGGGCAGCAACTTGCTCATCCTCAGAAAGAACTACAGGATTTAAATTTTGCTCGTCGTTTTGTAAAGCTTCAGCCATAGGTTATTGTGCCTTTTCTATAACGTTATCCGCTTCTAGAATACTACCGTTAGCATTTCTATATTCTCCGTCAGCATAATACACCTCACCACCATCAAGAGTTTGAAGGTCAGAAACTAGCGCAAACCCTTCTAAGTCAACTTTCCCTTCTAGGGGTCCTTCTTTTACAATAGAACTTTCAACCATACTGCCAGCGCGGTAGGCTGCGTTCAAAGCACCGCGAGCAATTCTGTCGGCTTTTAAGAGACGGGCTTCCCGGATTCCAAACTTAGGAGCCGTGGCTACCTCATTTAAAAGTATGAGACGACGCTGGGTTCTTTGGAAGTCTTCAATAACCTGATTCAGACTAGCACCCGCCTGCACTTTGGAAACAAACAAACCCGATTGTCCTAATCGCTGTAGTTGAATCTCGAAGTCTTGGTTCGACAAACGACCAGATGGGTCTACGGCACGAGCCATCTGTGCAGCCAAGGATAGCTTCAAAGAGTCGATAGTTGAAAGGTTCGTTGCCACATCCTTGGAAAGAAACCCTTTGTCAATCGCCCCTTGTATCAAACTTTGTGAAGTTGTACCCTCTTCCAAGTTCCCAAATAACTGGTCTATCTGACCTGATTCTCCTGCAATAGCAAAGCCTGCTTTTTGAACAGCGGCCTTCAGTCCTGTAGGAGTCATATCATCCGTAAGAAAACCTTGTAGCTTTCTCAACTGAGCAAGAGCGGTATTCGATGCTTGGTACTGGTCCATAATCTTGCTTCGATTGAGTTTGTTTCTTTCGAAGTAGTCTTCAGGGGGTGCTAGGTCAACTACATACCCTTTTCTTTTAGCGGCAGCATTCTTGCTATCTTCCCGAATTGTAACCAAAGGAAGTAGAGATTGGGCTTCCAAGTATGGGTCCCCGCCAAAGTCCTCTTTCAAATCATTACCCAGATTAACACGCATAGCCTCACTACCACCGCCCGTTAGGTTCAATTGTTGATACCCTTTTGAGTGGTAATCTGCAGAGGTTAGCAAAATGTCGTAGGCTTCTTGTCCTGTCTCAGCACGGATTTTATCAGGAAATTCATCTACAAAATCCTGAACGTCATTGAATCCTGCCTGTGTCGCCATGGCAGTTATAGAGTTTAATTGAGTTGGTGTGTAATCAAAGGGTTCCTTTTTCTGTTCGCCATCAGGGGCCGTGAACGTAAACACAAGAGCGTTCGAAGGGTCTTTGATTTCCCCGTTCTCTGCAGCCGCAGTCTTTACTTTACTGTTTACATCCACTACAGGCTTTGAAGTCAGGTTGCCGAACAGTACAGGATATACTGATTCTGGTTTTCGATATGTACGGTCTCCAGATGGAGTCTTCATCTTCTCTAGGATTTGCCCGTCTATGTAATAATTACTATACTTGGATAATTGGCCTTCCCATTTTTGTTTTGCTAATGGGTTTCTCTCAAGCTCTGACAGAAGTTCGTTTCTCTTCTGCTCATCTGCAAAGACGTTGTTAAAATAGCCTAACCATGTTCCGGCTGCTCGTAACTGATTATCGTCACGCAAGTCTTCATCCCATTTTTTGTTGGGCTTTTGGAACCTAACAGAACCGTAATTAAAGCTGGCATCCACATCAGCCATCTGATTTGCAATGCCTGTGAAGTCTTCTGTTTTATAACCGGCAGCAGTAAGGTTCTGTTGAAAATACTTGGTTCCCATACCACCTGATTCGATAAAATCCTTATCAGCAACGAGGGTAGCTACGAGCTTCATAGCGTCCTTTTTTCTTTCGGCTTCGGCAGCTTTTCTATCAGCTTGTGCCTGACGCTCTTCGTCGCCCATCTTCACACGCTCATTAAGAAACCCGGTAATTCCTGCAACCAACATACTCATTACTTTATTTCCCTATCTGTAGCTGAGAGGAAACCTCTATCTTCTGGTTCTTGGGGAGTAGACCCTGCACGAATAGCAGCGTTTACGCTTTCCTGAATGTAGGAGAACATCTGTGGGTTGTTTTCTTTCATCATGCGAAGGAAGGTTTCATCATCCATAGTGTCTTTTGTTTCTGGGTCGTCCTTTTCGAACAGCCGATAGGGTATACCCTCTTCTTCTGCCATGTCAGCAATCAGGATACCCAAGGCAGGCTTCATAAGAAGGCCCGTGTCCAAACTAAAAGAACCATCTTGAAACCCTTGTATGATGATGCCCTCGACGACAACCTCTACAGATATACCTACCATGAGCAGCTTCAGCATTTCCTGCTTGGTTTTGGGTTTGCTCAACCGGTCAACAACCTCGTCTAAGGCTACATCTGGGTCAGCATTCTTGGGAGCTTGTCCCCAAGCCCACCTAGAATTATCTTGTGTCAAAGAATGTCCCGGCGGTGGTGCCGCGAACGGGTCGATGTTTTCTACAGTTCCTGAAAGGGGATTACGTTCTGCCATATTACCTTACACCGTATCTTTCATAACGCGAACACTAGCTGCTTTAATAGGCGTAGCACCTGCTACTTTAGGAGATTCTAAACCTACAGTACGTCTTCCAGAACCCGTTGTTCGTTGAGCCGCATACTGTCTCCACAGATTAGTGTATTGAGGATTACGACCCCCGCCAGCGAAACCTCTGCGTATGGCTGCTTGAAGAGCCGCATTGTTGCTACCTACAAAGGGACGGCCTTGGGCAACCCCTTGGACTCTGGCTCTAGCTCCTGTTCCTAGCTGGGGAATGTCCATCCGTATAGCTTCTTCTTGCCTGCGTTCAGATGCCGAACCTTTTGTTGTTTCTAGAAACGTATCAGCTAGAAATCCTATAGCACCGCCGCCACGCCCTGTAACGTCCCCGCTTTCGTACTCCTTTTTACCAAAAAGAAAATCCGCAGCTATATTTACATAGTTACCTATACTATTGAATAATTCAAATCCGTTGCTCATTACTAAAGAATCCTTGCTAACCACGAACCAAGTTGAGATGCCATAGCGTCTTTCTGCTGTTGGTTATAGGCAGATTCAGCAGCAGCAATCTGCATTGCGTTCACAGCCGTAGTGTGTTCGCGCTCCAGTGCGTTCTCGCCCTTTTGGAAGTTCCAAGAGGCGTTGTCACGATACTGCTGCCAAAGACCGTTCAAGGCATTCTGACTTGCATTGTACAGGTTCTGTGTGTTGATACGATTTGTTTCGTTCTGGATGGCTGTTCCTGCAGTGTTGATTTCGCGTCTCCAGACTGCATTGGACTGGTCTACCGCAAACTTCATGTTCGCATTGAACTTGTCACGGGAGTCCTTCATCTGGTTGTCGAACTGCGTCATTGCGTTCATCTCACCAGCATTGAACTGTCTCATAGCCGCTGTACGGTTGGCGTTCGCTGTCTCGACCTGCGAACCCAGTTCTGCAAAGAACTCCTCGACCTGCAACTCGTTCTTGGCGTTGAACTGATTGCGGGCATTCTCTTCTGCCGCATCCTTGAACAAGCCTTGAACCAAGCTGCTATAGGTTAGGGTGTCACTCTTTTGCTTGTTGTCAAGGTTCTTGAGGTCTACAGATAATAGGGCTTGGGCTTCTGTAACCGCACCTTGCAGACGTGCGTTGAGGTTCGCTTTATCCATTGCAGCGTATGTCGCAGCGTTGGACAAGGCGGTTTGCTGCTGGTTGTTCAGGTTCTGTAACTGGATTGCAGCATATTTATCAGCATCCCGTGCGGCAATCTGAACCCCAGATTCCATGAGGGCTTGTGTGATTGCAGCCCCTGCCATCGAACTGGCACCCAAACCACGAGCCTGCATGACAGCCGACACTTTGCGAACCGCTGGGGCAGCCCAAGGGGGTAATGGCGCACCTGACTGTACAGAAGTCATCAACTGACCAAGCTGGGTCTGAACCGTAGCCTGTGGGTCGAGGGTCTGTGTTGCGGCAGTGGCCTGCGAACCCGCTGATACCGTCCCTTGGACACCCGCCATCTGAACGTATGGTTGTGTAGGGGTTAGTTGGGCAGCTTGCGCTCCACCTAGCTGGGTCAAATCGGTGCTAACATCATCTACAGAGGCAATTTGGCCTACATTAGCCGGGGGAGCAACGGGGGCTGCAGGGGCAATACCAGTTGTGGTTGCCAAGGCTGTCGTGGTTGCAGGGCCTGTTCCTAACTGTCCTGATGCCGCAGCAATATCTTCACCCATGCCAACAGTCGGAACGATGCCAGTAACCGCTGGGACGTTCGTGGGGTCTGCTACAGCTAGCTTACCAACTTCGGTTTGTAGTTCTGCGTCTGTTGTTATAGCCATCTATTAGTCTTTCTGTAATACACGGTCTAGCTTGTCTTCTACACGATGTAATGCTTCCATAACACGGCTCATGTCTTCTCGCACTTCAGTACGTGTTACATACTCTTCACGTGTTCTATTCATTAATATATCCATGCGCTTCATCTCTTTAGCCATACCACCAAGATACCAAGCACCGCCCATGACTACTATACCGATTAGGGTGTCTATGATATGCACTAAGTCCATTAGTCAGCATCTGCAATGGTTAGTTCGCCAGCAGCTACCTGACGCAGAATTTCTGCGTAGTGGCGGTTGGCTGGGTCTACACCAACCCACATTTCAACACCATTAATAGTTGCCTTAACTGTGTTGTTTACGCCATCTGAATCGGTTATATATTGTGCCGATGTAATTGTCATTTCATTCATAGTTATAACTCCGCATCCGCTGCCCAATCGTTAATATAACAAGACTCTGAGGTTCTTGAAAAATAGAACTTGTCTGTAGATGTTCCAACTTGAATACTACTATATTGCCCACCTGTGGTAGTTACCGATGGTGTAGCCCGCATTGTTACAGGGTACTGAGGGTCTCCTAACCAAGTGCTGCTATTATACTGTTTTCCGTGAACGTTTAGACCAGACACCTTTGCAAAATACCGCTGACACCTAGCCAACTCATCGCCAAAGCTGCGGTGTTCAAACGGCGTGGCTACATCTCCGATTTCAAGCTGGACTTGGGATAAGTAAAAGTTATTACTTGTGCTATCCATCCAGTTAACCGCATTAGATGTACTGTAATGTGATGTATTAGACGACCAAGTATTATTAGTGCCGTGAAATGTTGAGCCAAATGCGAGGTTAAATGCGACTTGAAATCCTAATGTATTGTTATTAAGAAATGCCCCTCCTGATGCTGTAATAAAAGATGTGCTGCCAGCGGTGGGGGTTATAGTAATTGTTTTCTTTTCCCAAGTGTTTGCACTGCTAATTGTGTACTCATTAGGAATTATATATGGTGTATTAAAGGCTTTATATAAAGCTACTGTGTAAGTTCCTGTTTTATTAGACTTGACCCAAAATGATAGAGTTATCGTTTTTGCAGACGAACTTCCATACTGTAGAGATTGAAGGTTTTGTGCCTCTATGTGGTGATAAAGACCAGCATAATGACCAGCGGCAAGACTTGTATCTGCCGTTGTACATTTTAGAAGAAACGAATAGCCTGTGCCTGTCGGCGTATCAGTTGATTGTTCAGAAGTAACCGCACCGTCATTATTCAATAACCAACCCCATCTATCTGTTGTGTTAAGTGTATTATTTACACCCGCTGTAGCTGCGGTGGCTCTTTGCCAACACTGAAAATCGCCATTAATTATAAAATTCTTATTGCCCTGCGCCTGACCTGAACCAATCAGTGCGGCTAGTTCTGCTGCTTTACTCAT